ATGGATAGCGATGAGGCAAGCCGCGTTGTGGGTGAGGCTCTTGGTGTGCCGGCCAAGGTTATGCGTTCATCTTCTGACGTGACCACAATGCGCGATCAGCGAGCTAAGGTCCAACAGCAACAGGCCCAGCAGGCACTCATGATGCAGGCAGGGCAGCAGGCGGCAGGTGCTGCAGGACAATCTGCCGGTGAAGTTATCGGCCAACGATTGGCGGGGGGCCAATGAGGATCAAGCAAGTATCGCCACTGGATTATAAGCGCCTGTTTGAAGAGACGGCAGGCGGCCCCGAAGTGTTGGACGAATTAACCCGGCGCTTCGGCGGATCAATTTTTGTGAAGGGCGGCCCAGAGGGTGACCGCCAAACCTGTTTTAAGGCCGGGCAACGTGACGTGCTCGATTTCATTTTGCGCCAGCTTAATCTGGCAGACGGAGTAAACGACGATGTGGAAGCTTAAACACTTATTCATGAACGCAGATGCAGGCGGTGACGCAGGGGGCAACGGTGATGCAGATAATCCAGGCGCTGGCGATGCTGGTGGTGATTCGCTGCTCAGTACAGGAGCGCAGAACCTACCTGTCGAGGGTGATTGGGTACCTGAAAAATTCCGCGTTGTGGGGGAGGACGGGAAACTCAACGTTGAAGGCTCTGCCCGTAAACTTGCAGAATCGTATACGCACCTCGAGAAACGCTTCGGTAGCGGGGACGCTCCGCCAAAAACTGCGGATGAGTACGCACCCAAGGTAGAGGCGGACGGCTTCAAGTGGGACGAGCTCAAGGCTGACCCTGAAATGCAAGGGTTCCTAAAAGCAGCTCACGCCAAGGGCATTACCAACGACCAAATGGGCTTTATTCTGGGTGAGTACATGCAACGTGCTCCTGCACTGGTAAACGGTGCCGCAGAGCTGGACGCCGAAAGCGCCACCACTGCTTTGCGTGAAGTCTGGAAGACAGATGCCGAGTTTAATAAAAATATTGGCCTGGCGTTCCGCGCATTTAACTCACTGGCTGACGCTGGCGACAAAGACAAAATGGGCGAGATCGGCAATAGCCCAATGGTCATCCGTATGCTGGCAAAAGTCGGTGCTGAGATGAGCGAAGATACACCGGCGGGCGGTGACATCAATCTCGAAGAGCAGCAGACCGTCCGCGACCTGATGAAGTCTGAGGCGTACACCAACCCGAAACATGCCGATTATGAGCGCGTCACCGCTCAGGTTCGTGCGTTCTACCAAAAAGCCTACGGCGACCAGACTGTGGTATAGGCCTAATAGCCAGTCAGAGGGCTGGCTATTTTATTAATTAGCGTCGTGTCCTGAAATTATAGGAAGCATACCCCCATATTCTGTTAACTCCCCTGAAATACATAATGCGAAAGATCTCGTATTAGTAGAACTCCCTTGAGGAAAATTTCCGAAGTGCCAAAAGTTATAACCATTAGTTTCATCAACTGTGAGTATCGCCTGCCCTGAACCATCTACCTTTTGTGAAAAAAAACAAATCATTTTACCGCTTGAATCAGCAATCCAAGTTGGAGGTGATATCCAAAACTTTAGGGCATCATTACCATAAGTTATTAAATAGAAATCCATATATCCACGACTCTGCAGCTCATCAATAATTTGCGATGAATTAAAAATCGCCATTCTTATCAACTCCATTCTATTCAAGTGATTTGGTCGGGATTCCGACCGTACATCTCGCACATTATCACTCCAACAGCCCGGCGTGGTAGCCGGATACCTGATTCCCCGCTGCCCGTAAGCGCCAACCGGTCAGCGTAGAACCGAGCCGGGAAACCGACACCTCACCAGGCGATAATTGATATTGGAGTGTGCACTATGGTTTTCGATGCCAACAAGAACATGATTACCGCTGCATTTGTGCAGCAGTTCCATGATTCTTTCGAAATTGCGTCGCAGCAGAAGGACTCGCGCCTGCAGGCTGCCGTTCATGACCGTGGGATGATCACCGGCGCGTCGTTCACCATCAACGATATGGGTACCATCGAGATGAAACAGGTCACCGAACGTTTTGGTGACACTGTTTGGGATGTGCCGGAAGCTGGTACCCGTAATGCGTTGATGGCGGATTACGCCGTATTTGTGCCTGTAGAGAAACGCGACCTGCGCAAGCTGATCGCTGACCCTCAGGGGCCATACCTGAATCTGACCTTATCTGCCGCCAATCGCAAAAAGGATGATGTGATTTATCGTGCGCTACTGGATACCGTCCTGCGCAAGACCTCAAACACCGGCGCGTATGCACCGATTGCACTGCCAGCGGCACAGAAGATTGTGGCTGGCGACACCGGCATGACCAAGGCCAAGTTGATTGCAGCAAAAGCTATGTTCCGCCGCAATGAGTGTGACGAGCAGAACGGCGAAGAACTGTACATCACATACAACGCCGACATGCTGACGCAGATCTTGAGCGATACCACTCTGACCAGCGCCGACTTTATGGCGGTGAAAATGCTACAGGAAGGCGCCGTGTCAGGTAACTGGTTGGGCTTCAAGTGGTTGGCATACGAGAAGCTGGATTCAGTGACCGATGCAGGGGGTAACTACCAAAACTGCCGCCGCCTGGTGTAAAACCGCTGTGCATTTCGGTACCGGTGCTGAGTACAACACAGATATCGGCCCGCGCCGCGATAAGAACAACACCATTCAGATCTCTGTCGATGCGTCCTACGGCGCCGGTCGTGCAGCCGAAAACAAGGTTGTTGCGATCGACTTCACCGCTTAACGCTAGCGCTCCCATGTCGGGGGTAACACCCCGGCCTTTTTCATGAGGTATCGCTATGGCTTCCAGCATCACTATCTGCTCAAACGCATTACTCGCACTCGGCGCGCATCCGATCAACAGCTTTGACGAGAATACGCCTCACGCTCTCTTGTGCTCAAATATCTACCCTACGGTTCGTAATGACCTGTTGCGTAAGCATCCGTGGAACTGCGCGGTAAAGCGCATTGTTCTCTCGCCCAGCAGCGCGACACCTGCCTTTGGTTTCGGCTACCAGTTCCCGTTACCCGGTGACTTGATTCGAATTCTATCGGTAGGTGAAGAGTGGGAGGACACCCACTACCGTATTGAAGGCAATAAGCTAATGGCAAACCAGAACGTGATCCGGTTGCGTTACATCTTCCGCAACGAGGATGAATCTACCTGGGATGCGGCGCTGGTCAACCTGGCAGAGGCCATGATTGCCGCCAAGTTGGCCTATGCGGTTACCGCGTCTGCCAGTCTGCGCGATAGCCTCACGCAGGAAGCGGCCTATTTGCTGCGCCAGGCTAAGGCTATCGATGGGCAGGAGGATCCACCGGAAGAGCTGGGCGGCTATCCAACCTACGAGTCGAGGTTCTGACCATGCGCGCTAATCTGATTAAAACCAACTTTACCGCAGGGGAAATTTCCCCGCGTCTGATGGGGCGTGTGGACATTGCCCGCTATGCCAACGGTGCGAAGTCACTTGAGAACGCCGTTTGCGTGGTGCAGGGCGGAGTAATGCGTCGGCCCGGTACCCGATTTGCTGCGGCAGCTAAATATGGGGACCGCAAGGCACGGCTTATTCCCTACGTGTTCAACCGCTCTCAGGCGTACATACTGGAATTCGGCGACGGTTATCTGCGCATTTATCAAGATGGCGCACAGTTGGTTAACGATGACAGCACACCTTATGAAATCGCCAGTCCGTACACGGCGGATATGCTTTCGTCGGTAAACTATGTGCAGGGGGCCGACACGATGTTCCTTGTGCACCAGTCTGTTAAACCTCACCGCCTGCAGCGACGTGGGCAGCTTGATTGGGTGCTGGAACCTTGCCCGTTCATCGTAGAGCCATTCGATGAAATTCGTGACACACCTGAAAAGTGGTGCAAACCCTCAGTGAAAGAATTTGTCGGTAGTGAAATCACTCTGACACTGAGCGACGATGAGCCACCAAAGGAGGGTGACGATACGGATCCACCTTTGCCACCGTTTACGGGAGATGGCTGGGAGGCCGGTGATGTGGGTTCTTATGTTCGCATCAACAGTGGCCTGGTATTGATCACCAGCGTCACCAGTGCGCAGGTGGCCGTCGGCACCATACGCACCGACCTCAGTGCCACACAAGCCGCATCGCCGGGGGCGTGGACGCGTGAGGATACCGTATGGACAGATGAATATGGCTACCCGGGTGCCGTGACTCTGCATCAGCAACGGTTAGTTCTGGCCGGATCAGAAAAATACCCGCAAACCATTTGGTTCAGCGAAACGGGTGTTTACCTGTCTTTCGAGCTGGGAACTGACGACGATAAGGCAATTAGCTTTACGCTGTCTTCTGACCAACTCAACCCGATCGTGCACTTGGCACAGATGAATACCCTGATTGCGCTGACGTACGGGGGCGAGTTCACCATCACCGCCGGTAACGATGCGGCGATCACCCCGACCAATATCTCAGTAAAAAACCCCAGCCCCTACGGTTGCAACAATATCCGCCCGGTGCGAGTCGGTACCGAGATCATGTTCGTACAGCGCGCTAGTCGCAAGTTGTACGCAGTGGCGTATGACCCCGACAGCTTTGTTTCCTACTCAGCCAATGACATGACCGTGTTAGCTGAGCACATCACCGCCAGCGGTGTGATCGATATGGCTTATCAGCAGCAGCCGGATGCTTTTATCTGGTTGGTTCGCAACGATGGCGTATTGGTCACGATGGCGATCGACCGGGCGCAGGATGTGATTGCCTGGTCGCGTCAGGTGACCGACGGTGGTTTCGAGTCAGTAGCGACAATCCCCTCGGAAAGTAATGATGTAGTTTATACGCTGGTTCGACGTCAGGTTAATGGTCAGACCGTGCGCTACGTCGAGGTGTTCGATTCTGCGATAAATACAGATGCTGCGATAACCGGCACCAGCGAGGCAGGTGCGACTATTTGGTCGGGGTTCGGCCATCTGGAAGGGGTAACCGTCGATGTGGTTGCCGACGGCGCGGTCATGCCGCAACAGGTTGTTTCCGGTGGGCAGATCACCCTGTCGCGCAAAGTCTACGCCATAGAGGCAGGACTGCATTATGAAACCAGTATCCGGACACTTACGCCCGAAGTACCCACCACCGAAGGCACTACGCAGAACGCGAAAAAACGCACCAGTGAAGTGACTATGCGTTTCCTTGAAACCACCGGTGCAGAGTGTAACGGCCAGGTGCTTCCGTTCCGTTCATTTGGGCCAAAAATCCTCAACAAACCAGCGCCGCTTTTTACTGGTGATCACTTCTGGGGAAAATTGGGCTGGGAGCGAGGGGAGGACACATTGCTTATTCAGCAGCGCCAACCGCTGCCATTTCATCTTCTTGCAATCATTCTCACCTTTACGAGTAACGGGGGCTAACCATGATCCGCAACGCAACCGCCGGTGATATCCCGGCGCTGATTGAACTGGGTACCCGCATGTATTTCGAATCCCGCTACGCAGAAACCTCGCCATTCGATGAGCAGAAATGTGCTGACCTGGCCAAACAGTTAATTACTGCAGATGCCGGGTGTGTGCTTGTCGCTGAGCATGATGGCCAGGTGATCGGTTGGTTGGCCGGCGGCATCGGTGAACAGTGGTTTTCTTCAAAGCTGATGGCATTTGAATACGGGCTGTTTATCGCGCCAGAGCATCGCGGCGGTTCGGCTGGGCCGCGTTTGGTTAAAGCTTTTATCACCTGGGCAGCCGACCACGGTGCCGCCGTAATCAATATGGGTATCACCACCGGCGTGCATGAAGAACGCACCGGGGCGATGTATGAACGTCTTGGCTTATCCCGCACCGGCCTGTTGTATTCGATGGAGGTTTAATTATGTGTACTGGCGTAGAAATAGCGCTCGTTGCGTCTGCTGTGCTGGCTTCCGGCGCGGCAGTGGCGCAGGGGCAGCAGCAAAAGAAAATGGCGAACTACCAGGCGGCCCAAGCGGATGCCGATGCTGATGCGGCTAAGGCCGCTGCACGTGTACAGGCAGACAGAATCCGTAAGGCTGGCGCTGCGCAGGCATCACAGGCTAATGCAGCATTGGCGGCTTCCGGCGTCGAAACTGGTGAAGGTACCGCGCTACGCATCACGTCCGGCATTACCGGCGATGCCGAACAGGACGCCTACACCACGATACTGAACGGGGTGAACACTGGCGCACGCTACAACGCCCAGGCACAAGCCGACCGTATCGGCGGGAAGAATGCGGCGCAGGCTGGTTATATCAACGGTGCCAGCTCACTACTGCAGGCAGGTGGCACCGCTTATTCCGGATGGAAGAAGGCCGGTTCAACTGCTGCAACGTCTACCGCTAGCGGATCATCCTCTAACAATATGTTTTCCAATATGGGGGTTAGCTGATGCGCATACCAACCGGTAATTTTGGCAATGTCACGCCAGAAGCACAGGCGACCCGTGTTGATGTTGGCAATGCAGGCGCACAGGCAAATGCGTTACAGCACTTGGCGACTGTGGGTATTGGTGTTGCAGAGGATCAAGGGCGGCGCATTGCGCAGGAAAACCAAAGTCAATTACAGGCACTGACGCTACAACTGGATGATTTCAGCAATGGCCTGGTCAATGACCCCGATCACGGTCTATTGGCACAGCAAGGCACCAATGCCGAAGGCGCAACCAAAAATTACACCAGCCAATATGAAGATTTTGCGAACAAGTTGGCTACCGACCTCTCACCGGAAATGCGTCAACAATTCCAACAGCAGGCTATCGCGAAACGCATTCAGCTCGAGCGCACTGGTTTGACTCATGAGTTGGGCCAGCGCCGCCAGGTGGAGCAGGGTAATTTTGAGTCAACCATAGCAAATAGCTCTACCCGGGCGCAGGGCTACTGGAACGACAATGTTAGTTATCAGTTGGAGGTAGGCGGTGCGCTACAAACGTTTGATGAGTATGGTAAAGCTCGCGGCCTAACTGCCGAGCAAATTACAGAGCAGAAAAACACCTATCTAAAAACAACTGCCTACAAAACGTTGGATAATTTAAGAGTTTCGAACCCTGATGAGTTTGTGCGTATTGCGGGTGAGCCTGATGCTGCTGGTGGTACAGTGCGCTATAGCGGCGGCGGTGCGGCCGACCCGGTGGGCCTACGGAATAACAACCCTGGAAATTTGGTTAAGACAGATAACACATGGGATGGTGAAGTTAAAGGCGATGGCCGTTTCGCATCTTTCGCCACGCCTGAGCATGGCCTGCGTGCGCTTTGTAAAAACCTGCTGGCATACAACAAGCGCGGCTATACCACGGTAGAGCAGATTATCGGCCGTTGGGCACCTCCAAATGAGAACGACACTGCAGCCTATACCGCTGCGGTATCCAAAGCTCTCGGTGTTCCCGCTGATAAATCACTCGATCTTACCGATATCAACACGCTGACGGCATTGTGCGCAAGCATCACTCGACATGAGAACGGCAGCAATCCTTATTCGCAGGAACAGATTTCTACTGGCGCAATGTCAGCTCTTGGGTTGGCGGAGTTACCTCGTCCGGAAGGTGTACCGCTTCGAGCTGCAGGCACCGCAACAGCAGTGACTCAGGTTGACCCCGTTCAGTTGGAGCGTTTGCGTAGTCAGGCAATGGCGCAGATTAACCAGCAACGTGCGGTTTATGCGCAACAGCTCGGCACTTCAATGAAGGATGCCTATGCGGCCTATGATGAGGGCTTGCAACCTCAGGGCGCTCCATCCCAGAGTGATTTACTACGGGCATATGGCCCCGTTAAAGGCATGCAGCAATGGCAAGATCTGCAGCAACATGTGGGGTGGCAATCATTTCCGGACTATGATGGGAAGCCTTCGCTAGGCCCGCAGCCTTTGTGTGGCGGGGATTCTGGGAAAATTTGAGATTCTGGACTAGGTCTGAAAAAGTGAGGATAAAATGAAAAATTTGCGCTCTATTCTGGATTCTTTGAGCGGTAATTTAAAAGAGTTTAAGAGCCGTTTGATATTTTTTGAAATTGGCCAAAACTACTTGAACCCATAGAAATCAAACGGCTTTTTTATTTGCTACACTTGCTGTGTGGGCATTTTCAGCCAGTGACGATAAACTCTCTCTGATGGCAGTATCTGGTGCGCTAGCGAGTTTTAATACCCCGGACTTAACAGAATCAGGTAGTTGCAAGAGTTTGACGTTTTGCTCATCCCCCAATTTAAGCAATGAAGCGACGCCATTTGTATATATAATGCTCAGCAGTCTCTCTCTATCATCTTCACTCATCCGCGATATAACGGCAATAAACTCACCTGCACTATCCAGCCCTTGCGGCACGTCCGTTTGTGCGACCATCGTTTTTTCATGACTGCTATCATTCTCGCCCGTAACAAGCCATTCAACACTGCACTTACAGGCATCTGCGAGCAATGCTACGCGATCTAATGTAGGGTACGTATCTCCTTTCAAGTATTTTCTAACCACCGATTCCGACATCTCAGCACGTTTCGCAAGCTGTATGTTACTAAGCCCTCCAGCCCTCTCCATTGCCAGTTTGAGTCGCTCAGGGAATTGGATTATTCCCGACTCGGTAAAAATCCGTTTCCGGTTTTTTTCTACCTCGTCGGACTTTTCTTCGTAACTAATTGAATTCATAAGCACTATTCCAATAGAAAGCCAATTCGCATAAACATGCGGATAAATCCGCACGAAAACATTGCAATTGGATTATTGTGATCGTATATTTGTGCGTATCGTTAAACGGCGTCGTTTAGCGTTAGCGGTAAACGATTTGCACTAACTCATAAGGATCACACAATGCAGGTGGCCAATCAAGAATTGCCAGCGTCCCTGATTCGCTTTTATGTCGAGTCTTCAGGTAACAGAGACGCGCCAGGAGCGTTGATTCGTGCGTGTATGGAGCTTGCAGGCACGAATTATAAAAAACTTGCCGAACATCATGATGTTTCAGCCGATACCCTGCGCAATGCGCTTTATCGCCGGGCACCAAAGCAGGAAGGCATTATCGCGGGTGCTTTAGGGCTGACTCCAGAGGACATTTGGCCGAACCGTTGGCCAGGCAAGTCGAAGTCAGAGCAGGTGTAAGAGGTGGTCATGGATTGTTGGGTAACAGTGAAAGAGTGCGCGGGGCTTCCAGGTCTTCCTGGTCGTGAACAAAATATTCGCGCTCGTTTGGTCAAGGCTTCGGGTGGTAATCCTGAACTGCAGCGCAAGCGTGAGGGCAGTAAAGCCTTTGAATTTCATATTGCTTGTCTGCCTCATGATGCACAGGAAGCTCTCCGCCAGCGTCACTTTAAATCGGTGCTGGAGCAGCCTGGCTGTAAGTCTGTCGGCCTGCCGGTCAAGCGTAATTCAGCGGTTAAACCGCGTGAAGAACTGGAGATCATGCGCCAATGCCCCGCACTGGTGGAGCGTGAGGTATCCACGCTGACCGACGACCAGAAGAAAGTCGCCGATGCCCGTGCCCTGCTGGCGCAGGAAGTGGAGAAACTGCGCGCCGCCGGTATGTCCAGAATTGCGGCGGTGACATTCATCGCCGACGGTTCACGCCAGGGAACTCTGCCCGCGCGGGTCATGGTGGCGGCTGGATTGGCCAACGCCCGAAAAGGCTCCAGCCGTGTCGGCGTCAGCAAGAGCTGCCTGCAGGAGTGGCTGACCATTTATTTGACCACCAAGCCAGGCCTGGAACGGTTGGCGTTACTGGCACCCGGTCAGCCTAAACGCAAGCGCCCGGAAGACGTGGTCTGGTTCTACGGCATGTTCTGGCCGCACTACAGCAACCAGAACGGCCCCAGCGTCAAAGAGGCTTACCGTTCGTTCAAGCGCGAATGGTTCGAGACCTACAGCGACCAGCCCGCCATGCTGATGGCGCTGCCATCGTATGACGCGGTGATCCGTTTGGTGGATAAGCTGCCATTACGGGAGCGTATGCGCGGGCGAGTGACGGGTTCGGCGGCAAAAGCCTTTGAAGTTTATCAGCAGCGTGACTGGTCACAATTGCCGGTTAACGGTTGCTGGATCTCGGATGGTAAGTCGCTGAATCTGAAAGTGGCGCATCCTATCCATGGCAGACCGTTCACGCCGGAGCTGACGCTGGTTATTGATGGTCGGACACGTTATATCGTCGGCTGGAGCGTTTCCCTGGCGGAGAACGCCATCGCAGTGGCCGATGCCTACCGGCACGGCATGAAGCACCACGGCAAGCCGCTGTTTGTGTATTCCGATAACGGCGGCGGGGAAACCAACAAGATGCTCGATGCGGACATTACCGGTATTTTTCCGCGTATGCACATCGAGCACATGACCGGTATCCCCGGCAATCCGCAGGCGCGCGGTATCATCGAACGGCTGAACGGCGTAATGCCTGACCGACTGGCCAAGCGTTTCCTGACCTACAACGGTATCGGGGCCGACCCTAACGCCGTCCGGGTTCGCGGGCAACAGATGCTGAGTCTGTCAAACGCCTTACGGGATGGGCGCGAACTGACCGCGCAGAACAAAAAGACGTTGAAAATACTGCCAACCTGGCGGCAATTGATTGACGCCGTTCAGGAGGAGATCGACGAGTACAACAATAGCCATGAGCACAGCGAATTACCGAAGGTTAACGGGAAATGGATGTCGCCAGCAGCTTACCGCCAGTGGGTACTGGAGCAGGAAGGTGACGACATCGAATACATGACGGATGGCGAATTGCGCGAAATGTTTATGCCGGAAGTTAAACGTGTTGCGCAGCGTGGCTGGATAGCGCTGGAGAATAACCAATATTTCTCGAAAGAATTGATAAACGTTGATCGGCAGGAAGTCCGGGTGGCCTTTGATATTCATGATCCGAATGAAGTCATTATCCGCCAAATGGATGGCACCTATGTTTGTACCGCCATCTGGAACGGTAACACCGCCTCGCCGGTGCCGGTGGCCAAAGTCCAGAAAGCCCTGGAAGAGCGCGCCAAACGTAAGATTAAACTGGCTGAGACCAAAATTCAGGATGCGGAGGACGAACTGCGACCCGCTCTGGAGCATAAGGCCGACACTGATTTCAGCAAGTTCATTCCGGCGGAATCAGAGCCGGAGCGCATAAGCAGCAAACCCTACTTATTCGAATCCGAATATGAAGATGATTTAAAAAAGTACGGTAATCACCGTTAAGGCTTAAAAAATGAATGTGATTGAGAATTTAAATCGCCTGATGGCGAGGAAGCGCTACACCCAAAGCAAGGTAGCCGCAAAAACCGGATTAAGTGCCGCGACCATTTCCCAATATTTAAAGGGAACCTATACCGGCAATATTGATAACGTCGAATCCGCTATTAATAACTTTATCACCCGCGAGGAAGATAAAGAGAAAAGCCGCGAGGTCAAAGCGACTTTTGTTAAAACGCAATTAGCCAGCAAGTGCATGACCTTACTGCGCAATACGCACTTAGATGCCGATATCGGCGTGATCTACGGCAGCGCTGGTCTGGGTAAAAGCATGGTGCTGCGTCAGTATGCCAACAGCTATAAAGACGTAATCTTGATTGAGGCTGACCCCGGTTATACCACCAAGGTGTTGCTGCAGGAGTTGTGCGACCGCCTGGGCGTAAATAAGCGCGGCAATATCCACGAACTCAGCGAGAACTGCATCACCGCGCTGCATGACACCGGCTGGGTGGTACTCATTGACGAGGCCGAGCTGTTGCCTTATCGCGCTCTGGAAGCGATGCGCCGCATTCATGACCGCTCTGGTGCTGGTGTCGTTCTGGCTGGGATGCCGCGCCTGCTGCTTAACCTCAAGGGCCGCCGTGGCGAATATGCTCAGCTTTACAGCCGTGTAGGCATGGCGCTCGATCTGGACAAGGAGAAAGCCAAGCATGAGCGCATCGATTTCGACCGTATTTTGGCGAGCTTATTACCCGCCGATGATGATGAAAGCAATATCGATATGAATCCAGGCTTAGCCGACGCCTTCTATAAAGCGTCAAAAGGCAACTACCGCCGCTTATTTAAATTGGCGCGCGGCGTGGTACGGGCCAGCGGCATCGGCGATCAAGGCATATCCGTCGCGCTGGTTGAGGAATATTCAAACATGTTAATCAATTGACAATCGGAGATGTTATGCAAGCCAGTGACTTTGATAGTAACGCGAATGCGTCATTAATCTCTGCAATGGTACGAGCTGAATCCGTCATTCTGTCTTTATCAGCTCGCGGTATTACGGTGCAAAGCATTATGTTTCACGGCGGCAATCCGGTTATTCGTATTAACCGACATGCGTACTGTGAACAACTGACCCGCTCAGGCAAAGCCAGTTACCTGCATTTTGGTAACGGTCGCCAGGGCGAATTTAAACAAGGCGTATTCGTCCAGGACGGATGCCGGGTTATTTGGTCTGAATCATTACATTAACAGGAGATAATATGGCAAAGGTTATTTTTGAATTTACCGAGAGCGATGCGGCACCTACCGACAAACCAGGGCACATGGTTATCCCTGTCAATATTAGCGTAGGTATCGAAGGGTTTAATGGTGG